AGCCCAACGCTTAACCCTGGCTTTATCGGAGCCATGCAGAATGTCATGAAAGCGACAGACCAGGGAAGACGACCCCAGAGGCGAGTTGCCTCTTTGAAAGAGTCAGCCAATCGCGCTATACTACCAGTAGAACAGGCCATGACCTGAACCATTTGAGATGAAGATATGTCTCGGCCTTGTGCCCTAGGAGGATTTGATGAGAACGTTCACAAAAATATTTACCGGTTTGTCTGGCACCACGGAAGCCACAGCCATGGACCTGAAGGTTCAAGAGCACGGACGACAGACGTGGGAATTTTACGCAGACAACAGTTCGGCGAATATCCGCATCCGTCTCAAATCTATCTTTACAGATGCCGCCGGGACAGAGGTTGCAACGCCGACAATCCAAACCATTGACCTGACTGACCAGGTTTTAACGATTGTGAATTTCGACATGAAGATCGAACACGTCCGATGCACCTACGACGATGATGGCACTGGCGCGATGGCTGGCGACCTCCACATCAAAGCCACAACAGCGAAGTGAGGTAAGTCATGGCAGATGCAAAAATTATATCCTACAGTAAAGGCATCGGTGCAGGCACCACGGTCATCCCGGACAATCAGGTTGTATCTCTCGACATCGAGTCGACAGATGGCAAAGAGTTTGTTCGCGTAATTTCTTCCGACACGGTCGAGCGTGTGGTTTTGGGTAAAGGCACAGGGGTTGCTGGTGAAGGCATCCCGGTAGTCATCGGCCCCGTTGATGCGGGTGGGAATGAGTTTACGGTAGGCAATGGAAGCGGCCAAGAGATTGAGTTCGACATTGGCAGCACGAACGTTATCAAATCTCAAGCCGCTACAAATTTCCAAATCGGCACGCATGCTGCTCACACTCTTGAGTTGATGACGGCAAACACTGCCAGGTTGCACATCACTGCGGCTGGGCTCGTCGGTATCAACGACCAGACACCTTCGGCAAAATTGACGGTTCAAGCATCAGCATCAAACGAAGACCTTGCTCAGTTCAATGGTTCAGAAGGCACTGTTGCGGCTCAGATTGAAACATTTGCCGGTAAGTCTGGGGCGCTAACACTCTATAGCGCTAGTGGAGTCAACCAACATCGAATCTCTGCTCGCGAAGGGTCTAGCGGGCTGGTTAAATTCAACGAAACGCTGATTGACTGCGATTTCAACATCGGCTCAGAAAACCTGACCAACGCATTCCACGTTGACGCAAGTGCGGACAAGATCGGAATTAACACCGCAGCACCTGCGGCAATGCTGGACATCAAAGGCGCCGTAAACGTGGCTCTTTCTGGGACGTTCACCGCCACTAACGGAGACGCTACGCTTAGCTCTGGAAGTAGCACTAGCTTTTTGACTCAGGTCGAGCCTGGTTCTGCGATCGAGATTTTCGAAGGCGATGGCACAAGCCGAGGCGTGTACACGGTTTCGAGCATTACCAGCGCAACAGAGCTGGAGCTAGACAGTACGGTTTCTGGCTTGTCATCTAGCCCTCTTTCGGGAATGGAGGGCAAAACTGACGGCACACTGTTTAGCGTTCAAACGGGTGACGGACAGACAGCATTTAAAATGCCGAAGCCAGGACGGCTAGAAGTTCTCCAAGCCAGTTCTCTCAAGTACACCAACTTGATTATCGGTGATTCGACAACAGGCGAGGATATCACTAACGGTTTTCGCAACTTGTTTATCGGCGCAGGGGCGGGCAAAGAAGTTACGAATAACGCAGGCGTGATTTGTATCGGGCACTCAGCAGGATCTTACGGAACAACGGCTGATGGTATGATTTCGATCGGTTACCAAAGCCGGGGATCTGGTGGCGGTAAGACGGTTATCATTGGCCGTGACGCAGGATCAGAAAGCGGCGGCGAGAAGTCCGTTGTTATCGGTTATCGTGCCGGTCGAATTGATGCTGCCAGCAACTCTAATTATTTCGGCACTAACTGCACGATGATCGGTGCGCACACAAAACCAGCCGCAGACAATAACAGCAACTCGATCGCAATCGGCTACAACGCTGTAGGGCACGGAGCCAATACAGCAGTCATTGGTGACGCTAACATAACACAGATTGATCCACACTCAGATCGCGGGTGCAATCTTGGACAGGTCAGCTATGAGTTTGACGCGGTTCATTGTGTCTCTGTCACCGAAGTCTCAGACGAGAGACTCAAAGAGCAGATTGAAGACACGAGCCTTGGTGTTGACTTCATCAAGCGTCTGCGACCCGTAAGCTATAAGTTTAAAGACCGCGCAGCCGAGTATGAAGCTGGCACTCAAACTGTGACGAACGAGAACGGTGAAGAGGTTGAAGAGCCTGTTCAAATTTTGAGGCAACCCGCGTTAACGCACACCAGGAAACACCAGGGGCTGATCGCGCAGGAAGTAAAACAAGTTCTTGATGACATTGGGATGGATGCCGCTGACTTTGGCGGATATGTCGACGGAAACATTTCAGGCGATGGTGATAAATACGCCCTTCGCTATGGTCAATTTATCGGACCACTAATCAAAGCCGTCCAGGAGCTGACGGCGCGAATCGAGGAATTAGAAAATGGCGAGTAAGATAGTTCATCAAATTCAGGTGACCGTAACTAAAGACATAAAATCTGGCGAGGTTTCGGGCAACTGTCAAGCAATCTGCTTCAGCCCCGACATCGGCGCTAAGTTCGGCGTAAATCTTGCGCTTGAGGGTGATGGCGTGACCAACCTTATGGAATCAGCCGAGGCAGCGCTTAAGGAGAACCTGGCAGAGGGCGGCCACACAGTTACCGACGCAGAGCCTGAGTCCTGAGATGGATGGAGGGCTGCTCGAAGCGGGAGCGTTGTTTGCTGCGCTGATGGGTTGCCTCAAGGTGATCGAAAAACTCGTCGATCAAAAGATGGGTAAGAATGCACCAGCTGTTCAAGTCGACCTGAAGCAGGAGGGCCTTGGTGAAATCATCGAGACTCAAAGCGCGATAGCTCAAACTCTTGAGCGGTCGAATGATAAGCTGGATGAAATAGACAGACGCACTCGGGAGACCGGTAAGGTCGCGTTTGAAATTAGAGAGAGTCAACGTGTTGAAGTAGCAAAAGCAGAGGCTAGGCGAGAGGCCAGGGTCGACGCGAGAGAAAGGGCGGGGGACCAATGATCCAGGGAAAGACAAACGGTTTAAAGAGCAGCGAGTTCTTGATGACTCTTCTTGGCATGATCGGGGGATGTCTCTGCGCAATCTTCTCTGACAGCCAGTGGGCTCAAGTCGGTGGACCAATACTCGCCGCCGTTTGTGGGGCTAGCTACTCTCAGTCCAGGGCCACAGTAAAGCGAGCCCTTGCTTCTGCGGAGGCTGTGTCTCAAGTAAAAAAGTCGCCGGAGAGTTGAGGGATGTCATCGGGGCGAGGGACACATCTAGTGGTGCTCTTGACCTCGGCTTACGTGTTCTCGGCTCTTCTTCTTCTGAAGTACGCGCCGAAGCCTTTGCGTCAGTTAGTGGCGAGATTACTGAGGGACTAAGCGCGTTCGTTGATGCGGGCGTAGAAATAAACGAGGCATTGAATTGGCAGACAACGGCAGGACTCAAATGGAGGTTTTAGATGCTGCCCCCAATATTAGCCCGGAAGAAGGCGATGGGTTACCCTGTCTTCGACGGTCAATACGATCTGAACATTGTCGGTGTCCGAAAAAGAAACGGTGCCCCAAACAAGTTCGACGACATGCTGACTTGCACGTACAGGCAGGGGGGCCAGTGGATGGCTCACTACTGGACGGCAACAACTGACCCTGGCCAGTATTACCTTCTAAATCCACTCCAAGTAAAAGGCACTGCCATTCTGTGCCCAGGGCACTACAGAGGGATTTGGGAGATTGACTCCCATGCTGGCAAATATGAAGCTCTGTGTCAGCGCGGTGGAGAAGTAACCGTTTGGCGCGATGCTGACAGGGACGGAAATCTCGACATGAAGGGCGACGTGGATACCGGCTTCTTTGGCATCAATCTTCACAAAGCGGGCGAACACTCTACTCGCGTAGATAGATGGTCTGCTGGTTGTCAGGTGCTAGCCAACGAATCAGACTTCGATGAAATGATGAGGCTTGCCCGGTTGCAGGTTGCGACCAATGGATACAAGTCGTTTAGCTATACACTGCTGGAGGAATGGTGATGCCAAAAGGACCAGGGACATATGGAAGCAAGGTGGGCCGACCCCCCAAGGCAAAGAAGCCTAAGCCAAAGAAGGTCAAGCCCAAGAAGAGCAAGCGCTAGTGCTTGTCCTTAGCCTCTACTTCATCTGTGGGCCATATATCTGCGCGATTGCCTAGGAGCAGATCGACAAAATCTTTGAGACCTTCCTTGGTCATCCAGGTTTTTTGAGCAAGGTGAGACACCCACATAAGGATGTCGTCTCGCGTTCTGATGCGCACAAGCTCAACTGCGTAATCATAGCCACCCTTGTTGGTAATGATACAGTTGCTCTTGAGCCTCCAGAAGTCTTTCTTCCTTGGTTCAATCTCACTTAGTCTTACAAGGTCTCTCATCTCAACTCCCCTTCTTATGGCTAACCCAGTGGCCATTGCGAATACGTTGTTCTTTACCACATCGGGCGCAATATCGCCTTTTCAAATTCCACGAATATTCCCAGTCATGACTCATCAGGCACAGTGCGCTCATGATGCAACCTCCTCTACGGTGCCTGCATTGTGCGGGCTCTTCCTTCCAAAGAACATCCCAACAAAGCCAGGTTCCTTATCAACCCTTTCAGACAACGCTTTGTCCAAAGGAGACCCATGCCCCATCCTGGCCTCTAGCGCCTTTAGGTCTACAACCACACGGTGTAGCTGGTCACTCAGTTCGAGATCCTGCTTGTGGCCCTCTATCTGATATCGCCGATAGTATTCAGCGCTTCTGTCTGCGCATTCGTTGGTCAGCAGAATAGTTGTTTCAACAATTACCCGAAGGCGGCGATGGTCTTCCTTGAATAGCTTTTTGCGACTCATGACTCTCCCCCTTCAGCCAGGCGACCAATCCACTCACTGCCGGTGGTGGTGTGCTCCCCTCGTGCGTTAACTATCAAGCGAATTTTCTCTTCAAGGTCGGCAATGCGCGCAAGAAGTTGCTCTTTCTGCTTCTGCCAGCGGGCCTTCTCTTCCTCTATGGCCTCTCTGTCTTCAGGAATATTCTGAGCAGAAAGTTCTGTTATGCGCTGCTTTGCTTTCGCAAGTTGAGATTTAAGGTGAGTGCTATAGGCAACACCCGAACGTTCAACCGTGCGAGGTTTGTCGGGGTAGGCCGCCAGCATCTTAGATACCTTAAAGTCCCCCCAGTCATAGATGGCCATGTGGCCCACCGTTGCTATTGCCATTATCCCCAGAAGAACTGGAGCCCTGCTGGGCGTGCTGTGCCCACCGTATGATGCTTTCATTGTATTACCCTTTGCTTAAACGTCCATTTTGTACGACGACAAATAAAGACCTGTCGCACCAAGCACACCAGAAACGGCAATGCCCAATGCCCACTCAAAAAACGTCATTCTTATTTCCCCTTTTGTTTGTTCCTCCTCCATCCCCCCGGAAACGGGAGAACATCTGCTAACTTTCGAATATCTTCCTTCCACAGTACTCGCCAACGCTTGCCAATCTTCTCCGCGATAGGATCGCCCCGCATGCACTTGTCATTCTTCATCGCATGGTGGCGCTCTATGGCTTGGTCTAAGTCTTTTCCATAGGCTGTTACTGTGATGACCCCCGCCCCGCAGGACGGCTCCCCCGACCGATCAAACGGTACTTTTGTCTTGGCGTGCATAGTCCCTCCCTCTGCACTTCCCTTTCTTGTTGTCGGCGACGACCAGGTGAAAGGGTGTTAAAACCTGGCCGCCGCCTGGTGTGGCGAGCAACCACACCTAAAACAAGTATCCCACAACCTCGTCGTACTTCCCATCGAACCTAGTGTGGACCTCTTGCGGTATGATGAGATCGTCTGTAAAAATCATGGCCTCGGTCACTGCCTTCGGAACGTCCTTCACGTCCTCAATATATTTGTCTCGGCGCAGCCACCACTTCTCAGCCCTGTGTCGAGCAAAGCCCCGGTGCTCAATGCAAACGTATTCTTTCGCCACGCTCATAACGCCATCCCAGTATTCAACGCGAAGCGTCATGTATCCAGACTTGCTCTTGTGGGCAGAGTAAGTCACGTTGGTGACCTCGTGCTTTTTCACGGCTCTCTGAGACTTCAAGAGCGCAAGCTTGCTGGCCTTCTTGCCTAGCTCTTTCTCTTCCATTTGAAACTCGTGGCCACACTCCTCACACATCCGCAGAGACAAATGACACTCGGCCAGGCAGATGGGGCAGTACTTAACCGGAGCTTCACCCTTGCCACTCGACTCCACCGGCATCGCCACATCGTCGATGGGGCCATGTCGTGAGATGTTGCCACCATAATCCAGGACCAAGCAATCGTTCTTGCCCTCTGCTGGGCGCATGCCCCTGCCAACCATTTGGACATAGAGGCCTGGGGACACGGTGGGGCGGAGCAGCACAATCATATCTGTCTCCGGTGCATCAAACCCAGTGGTCAAAACATTGCAGTTCACCAACGCCTTGATATCGCCTTTCTTATAGTCGGCAATCCACTTAGCCCTATCCTCCGGCAGCGTTTCGCCAGTAATAGGCGCAGCGGTCACACCTGCCCTTCTGAGGGCGTCTGCTACGTGGTTGGTATGAGCAACTGATACGCAGAAGAAAAGCCAACTGCGGCGATTGTGGCCATGTTTAAATGCATCTTTGATGGCAGCCCCGGTCACGTGCTCCTCGTCCGCCACTGAGCCAAGCTGCTTGATGTTGTATTCGCCTGCCTGAATTTTGACCTTTGACGTATCGATGCTCGAAGATGTTTCAGCGCTCTTTACGCTGCACAGAACTCCTTCGTCGATAAGTCGCTGCACTGGCAAGTTGTAGGCGATGCAGTCAAACATCTTGCCCTTGCCACCGGTCAGCATGCCGCCTCGCATTCTATACGGGGTAGCCGTCAAACCTATGACACGCACGTTCGGGTTTACGTCTTTCAATGCGCCAAGGAATTGACGATACATGCCGCTGCCATCTTTGGGGACAAGGTGGCACTCATCGATAATGACGATGTGTGGGGTCTCAATATCCTTTAAGTAAATGGACTGGATACCGGCAAAGGTTATCTGTCGTCCTAGCTCTTTTCTGCCTAGGCCTGCCGAGTAAATGCCGATGTCAGCGCCCGGAATGTACAGCTTAAGCTTCTCTACGTTTTGCTCGATAAGCTCTTTGACGTGCGTTAGGCAAATGATTTGCGTGCGAGGATATCGCCGAAGAAGCTCCTTGATTATCCCTGCCTGCACATGACTCTTGCCCGACCCGGTGGGCAGTGCAACCAATGGGTTGCCCTTCTTCTCCAGCAAGTATTTGACCACCGCATCGACGGCCTCTTGCTGATATCCCCTTAAACTGACTTCCATTCTTCACACCCATTCTTTTGCTCTGTTACCGATAGCTCTTTGCTTGTAATCCCGCACTCCCACTTGCCTGCTCCTGGCATGCGGACGTGCTCACAAGTCCTACAGTTCTTCGATAGTGGCAGCCCCTTGTGACACTGCCCCGAATAGTGACACCACTTGCACTGATACCAGTCTGGACGATTGGATATCTTTGGCAGTGGGACACGGGACTCTACAATATCCAGCCCCCTGTCGAGATACTCCCTGGCCACGCTCTCGTCATAAGCAACGTGCTCTGTGTACAGTTCATCATCGTTCTTGTTCACAGCCATATACAATCCGTGCCGAAGATTGAGGCCCTTCATGTATAGCTGCATCTGCGCATGGTGAGCTGGCTTAGACTCAATCATGCCCTTCTTCTTTAGTTCCTGAAAGCTCTTGTCGTTATGCGTCTTGAACTCAAGAAGGTACGGCGTGTCCGGGTCATTGGGTATCCCCTTGGCTATCCCGTCCACACTGCCACCGATGTAACCATCGGCGAACGAGACCCGGTATTGATCACCGTGGGGGGTGTGATCCCAGACCTCGCAGCCGATGGCCCGAAGAAGAGAGACGAGAGTAATCTCCTCTCTCTGCCCTCGGTCAAAAAGACGTAGCATCCGACCCGACCATTGAACTTGCGCGGCCCATCTAAACGAGTACCAGATCTCGCGGGGACAGTCCCGTCCGATAATGGAGCAGCCCAAGTGTGCGCGTTGGCCATCTCCCTGAGCACTCGCTCTGCCATCATCGATGGCCCGTGCAATATCGCCTTTCGGGTCAAACACAAACTTGGTCATAGCTCCCAAGGTGCCTTTCCGTCTCCATTGGATGGGGCGGCCGCATCGGCGCATGGCTCCATCTTTCCAAACTTGTTTCGCTCATCGAAGTCACCCTTCGCTGGCTCAATCTTTACGGTCATCATAAACGGCTTGCCATGAAGCTCGTGAGTGTCCTTAAACTTCTCAACGCCAACCGCCTCACACAATCGCTTTAACTGCTTCTGCCCAATGGCCTGAACCTTTGGGTTGTGGTGCTTTAGGTTGTACCCGTCCATGATGCGAGTGCCCTGCCACTTGCCCTCAAGGATTTCAACCGTCACCGGCATGCGCAGGCCCCAGTCACGCTCTGCAATGTCAGACTCGACCACAGATACCTTCACCACCTCACCATCCGGGATAAGCCCGCTATCGATATCGCTTGTGTCAAAAGAAAAATATGCCATCACTCTACCCCTTTCAGGAGGTTGTTAATACGTGTCAGGTTGGGCGGAACGAACTGCTTCAGCCTGCCACCTCTGCTCTTGGCGACAAACTTCTCGTCACCCATTGTTTGAAAATATCTCTGAATCTTGCCCTCGGCATCCTTACGCGCCTGCAATGCAAACACGTGGTCCACCAAGTATGGCAACTGCTGACGCATGCGCTGCCCCGGCATATCCGGTGCGCAGACCAGGCCGCCCGTGAACTCATCCTTCACGCGCTCTTGCTTGGCCGTCATATAGACGCACTTCTTCAGGTCACGAAACGCACGAACGATAGATGTGGTCTTTGTTGCCATCTCGCCATAGGCCTTACGCCCATCCTTGTTGGCCTTAAGCTCCACCGCAAGTATCTGCTCTGCAATCTCGCTGATAGAGTCGAGGCAGACCCACGTATACTGCTCGGCCTCCTTCGAACTTGCCAGCCAATTGAGAACGTCCACCAGTTGCCCAGGGTGTTCAATCTCAACAGCTGGGATATCGAAGTCAGCCAGAGAACGCAGGCCTGCCTCTGCACTCAGGATGAGACATGGCTCCTCGATAGTCGAGATAGCAAATGTCTTACCTGCCCCCGATGGGCCGTAGCCCACGATACTTGTGTTATCCTCTCGGCCCAGTTGGTTTGTGCTAATTAGTTTCATCTTCTTGCCCCCACCTCTCTTCAAGCCCATCCTCGAACTTGGTTATCTCGTTGGCTAGCTTGTTAGCCTCATCTTCAATGGCACGCGCCATCTCCCGCAGCCGGTCTAACTCTCTACGAATCGCCCGACGCTCGATATCCTGCTGAGTATTTGGAAATGGACTAGACATATCTCGATACACTCCATAGCCCGTACTGGACAATCAGGCTGCCAGTGTGCTCATCAGCATTACCCGTCATGAGCTTGGCGTATTCTGCCGGCTCATCCATTGCCAAGTACTTGACCCCGTCGATAATCTCTATGCGGCCCAGGGTCTGATGGCTGCCCGCATCCGCCAAGTCAGGGTCGTTCTCAACAACGGTCCAGGAAGACCCCATCACGGATGGGCGCTTGGACACCTCGCCCCATGTCTGGCTGATGTATCGCAGCCCGCTCTCAACGGCTGACATGACAACGCTGTCGTCAATCTCGATAGTTACTTCAACCTTCATCACTCACCTCCACAACTGTCACTGCAGTCTTCGCTGGCTTAGTCTCGATAACGTCAAGCATCATTGAGAACAGAGCTGGCTCATCTACTGCCAACTTCTTGAGCTTGCGAACGTCGAGAGACACTGTTGTCTTCACAGGTGCATGCTCGCCCAACTGCGCTGCAATCTGATTAAATGCCTTAACATCTAGCTTGCGTGTCAGCTTGCCGGTAGTGGTAACCTTGAAGTAGTTGCCCGCCTGCGTGGTGGCGCCCTCTTCTTTGGCGCCAATCGCCTCGATGAGTTGTTGCTCAATCTGCACACGCTTCTCACGTGCACTCGCTTCCAACTCCTTCGCCTTGGCTAGCTCAAATGCCAAGTGGTCGATTGGTCTTGCCCTCTTCTTTGCATCGGCCATGGTGGCCCCCTTTCGTTAATCCCAATCTAGCAATTGCTGTTGTACAGGTCAAGCACAAAAAGACAAGGCGTGTACAAAAAAAGAAAAAAAGAACGAGGCTTGATTGTCTGACCGATGTGTGCTATAAAGATAACTGCAACACTAACAAGGAGTTAACGCATGGCGTTAAAGGTGACAGGGCTCAGGCTCTCAGAAGAAGTAATCAGTTTGGCAGACAGTCTTATCCCGTTTCTGGAGAAAGATATTGTCCGCTACCCCGGTGCGAAACCTAACCGAAGTGACGTGCTGAGGCAAGCCATGGTTATGGGGTTGCAGGAAATGGAGAAGAATGCGCAGGACGATAACGAATAGATAAACGCATAGCCAGCTCGGAGGGGAGTCGTGGCAACAATGTTGGATAGTGCATTAGCAATGTGGGACAACGGGATGCGAGTCATCCCATTGCAGGGAAAGAAGGCGCTCATACCATGGGCGAAATATCAAAATGAGACACCGACCCAAGAGGATGTGGAGGCCTGGTGGGGAAGATGGCCAACGGCGAACGTTGGCATTATCACGGGTAAAGACGTGGTGGTTGTCGATGCTGACTCGCGTGAATCAATCAAGTGGGTAATCGACAACCTACCACGCACCCCGTGGGCGGCACAGACTGGCAAGGGCATGCACTTCTATTATGGTGTGTCCGATTTTGAGATTCGAAACTCTGTCAACGTTGACGCCAAAGTGGACGTCAGGGGCATGGGTGGTTATGTAGTAGGCCCGCCATCCAAGCATGCAAGCGGTAAGCGGTACCGTTGGGTGATAGACAAGGCCGCCGGTGCTCAATCATTTGACGACCTGCCCTGCCTCAGTCGTGAGGATATCGCGCACATCAACGCATACAATGGCGTCGAGAAAAAGGCAGAATATCTCTTCGATTCCACAACCATTCGAGATGCGCATGACGGGTCGCCGGTTGAAGAGGGTGGTCGAAACAATGCGGCCGCATCTTTGGTGGGTCAGTATATCCATGAAGGCCACGACCTAAAGTCCATCAAAGGACTGCTGACCCAGTGGAACGATACCAACCCAGACCCATTAGAGAGGGATGAGCTAGACACCACGCTCGCTAGCGTTGTCACAACTCACCTGCGCAACAACCCTGATGACGCCCTGGCTATCGAGCATGAAGGGTTCGAACCTAAGCCTATCGAAGGTATCGCCGTCAAGGGTGTGCCCGCTCACCTGTTGGAAGTGCCCGGTGCGCTCGGTGCTATCTGCGAGTTTATCAACCGTACGGCCATCTATCCCCAACCGGTGCTATCTTTGGCCGCAGCCCTGCCTATCCTGGGCACGCTCTATGGCCGGTACTACAGGAGCCCCACCAACCTGCGCACCAATATCTATTCGTGCTCGATTGGTTTCTCAGGCTCAGGGAAAGAACACCCACTGCACTGTGCTGACCAGCTCTTCAATGAGTCCGGCATGGGGGAAAGGCTGGGCACGGGCCGGATGAGTTCAGCCCAGGGATTGCTCAAACATTGCCAGCGCTCGCCTGCCACCATGCTAGCTATCGATGAATTTGGCTTGATGCTCAAGTCCCTGACATCTAAGCATGCCAGCACACACAAAGCTGATATCATGGCCACACTGCTAGAGCTATTTAGCAGGGCCAAGGGTACATTCCGCGGGATGCAATACGCTGACACCGATGGCAACCGGCCAAGGGTGGATATCTTTCAACCATGTGTATCCCTTTATGGGACCACCACCCCAAACCATTTCTACGAGTCGCTCAAGTCTACTCAGGTTATGGACGGCTTTCTGAACCGATTGATTATCTTTGATATCGGTAACAGTATGCCCGAACGTCAGGAGCCTATCACCCTTGAGCCACCTGAGCCTTTGATAAGATACTTCAAAATGGTGCGATCCTACATCAAATCACAGCAGGGACACGGCGCGGATATCGCCAACGGGGGCATAGATATCCCCTTACACACTGTGCCCATATCGCCAGAAGCTAAAGAATATCTCGGCGACTATGAGAAAAATATCCGCCAACAGATGGTAGAATATCGCTCAACAGGTACTGATGCTCTATGGTCACGCGCCTATGAGCACGCGGTAAAGGTGGCCATGATTCGCGCCATTGGTGTCGACTTCAAGCGCCCTGAGGTATCACTTGCGGATGTGACGTGGGGATGCGAGCTAGTAACCAATCAAATTAAAACCACAGTGGTTGACGTGGTCGACCGTGTAGCAGATAGCGAGCACGAACGAACGCTTAAGAGTGTACTCCGTCACATCACAAGGGAGGGCACAAGCCAGGCCGACTTGACCATAAAGACGCGAGCAGTCCCCAGGGACCAACGCCAAAAGATACTCAAGGACCTAATTGACGGGGGACAAGTGACAATGAAAAGGCACAAGCCAAAGAAGGGCAGGCCTACCACCTACTATGTAAGGACTCAGGGCAATGGTTGATAGTGAAGAGAAAGAACAGATGAAGTTAGCCGCCTACTTGGACGGCCGGAAGTTTTTATGGTGCCACGTTCCTAATGGGGGCCATAGGCGCAAGGTTGTTGCAGCATCATTGAAGCGTCAGGGCGTCAAGTCAGGGGTTCCAGACGTGCTTATCTTTGCGCCGATACAAGCGGCGATTGAGCTTAAAAGAAAATCAGGAGGGAGCGTTAGCGCAAA